AAAAGTGCCGTTGTCATCTGCCTGTCAGTTGACTGAAGTTTTTTTTAGCCTCCACATCTACCTTCACATTCAAGCCCCAAAGCTCGATGATCTTAGGCAGCACCTGATAGATACTGAAAGTATTGAACTCATCCAGCCACTCTTCCGGTGTATCAGGAATCCCCGGATCAGCGTGCTTCGCCATGATGTAGGCGATATTCTCAAACATCTCCAAAGAGAACATATCAAGATTGCTGACTTCCTCGGTATTATCACCGACTGCCTTCTCCAAAGCCGCCAGATCCTTATAGATATCCCTCTGGAACTTCATTCTGTATATCCTCGGAATAGCTGCCGATGCTCTGAATGCGACCTCTTTTCCGTCAATCTCAATCTTCTTAACCATGCTCATAAGTCTTATCCTCCACAATTAAAAATAGCGCCAGTCAAAAAGAGCCCCGAAGCCGTGTCCCCCACAGCCCCGAAACCCTTTAAGACCTGTCAGCATTATTCCTTCGTAACAACTACCGTGTAGGTCTTACTGGAACCACCGTTTGTCACAGTGATCACAACCGTATTCTCTCCATCCTCCCAGGTAGCACTGGAACCGTTGGTAAGAGAATCACCGTTCACAGTGATCGACACGCCTGCATTCTCATCTGCTGCCGTTGCTGTGATTGCATTGGTAGCATTGGAAGTCTCCGCCGTGTAAGCCGTAGTACCTGCCGCAAAAGTCGGATCCAGTGAAATGGAACCAATGGTCAGCGAAGACAGGTTCACATTCGCACTGGATACATCCGAAGGCATATAAACGGACTGGTACCAGTTCTGATATACCGTGCTGTTCGTGGTATTTCCGGTCTTTGCCTTTACCACGCCGCTTGCAAGAGGCGTAGCCTTGATGGTCAGAGTCTCCGTCTGAACCTCACGGCTCTCTTCATTGGTCTTGCCTTCAATGCCCGGTCTCGATGCAGAGCAGTTATACAGAACATGTCTGATATGCTTCACATCCCCGTCGAACTCGAAAAGCAGCGCAAAGCTGTTCAGCTCCGTATTCGCATTCTCGATAAGCACATTGTTGTCATCCAGTGTTTCATTCAGCGCATCAACCCTGAAGCTCTCAGGGATCATCGCCAGTTCCAGATCACCGTCATAGCCCATGTTGTTATTGATGACATAATAGGCAATGCCATCCGCATAGAAGTTTTCCGGCTCTCCGTTCGCATCAAGCGAAATACTCACCGCACCGGGAATGGCAACAGGCGTTCCGTAAGACACCGTACCGTCCTGGGCAATATGGAGCATCGCATAATGCGCATTCTTAAGATTGTACTTAACCTTGTTATTAGCCATAGCTCTTATACCTCCATCGTTTCTTCAATGTCCGGCACATCGAAAGAATATAAGACCTCATACAATCTCTCTTCCGAAATCCAGACCTCACTCTTGTTATAAAAAATGCCCCGGTCATCCAGAGCACTCTCCACCTGCTTTTCCACGGACACATCCTTCTTATCCATGTAAAGCTCTATCCTCACCTCATTTATCTTGAAATACACCTTACCGTCAGCTGCAAAATTATCGCTCCCCGGCAACAGGTAACAGATAAACGGCGGCTCCGGACTTTCCCCTTCCGCAAAATGATCATATGCGAAAGGGATTCCCGTCTCCTGCAGCATCGCTGCAATCTGTTCTATTGTCATATCGATGCTGCCCTCCAATCTGACACCATCATTTCAGTGCCCTCTCGACTTCCTTCTCCAAAAACTCCGCCGCCTTAGCCTCAGCCGGTGCTATATGTGGAAAGGCTCTTGTCCTTCCACCACCCCGCTTTGCATGACCGAACTCCAAAAGATGTGCCAACTGATACCGGTTCTTACTGTGAACCACAACCTCCATTGCATTTGATGTTTCCTTTGTGGTCTTCACCGTCCAGCTTCCCTTATATTTTCCGGTCTTTACAGGTGCATTTGCCTGGATATCCTTCTTCGCTTCATTTCCAGCCTTCTTCACAGCGGCCTTCAGATCATCCGTAGCCAGATCGGCGTATTCCTGCAAGCCCTCCATGATGACATGTGCCATCTGGTCTACCCTTACCCTGTCCGTACTCATGATCACCGCCTCACTTTCCGACAGCTGAACTTCAGCGACTTCTTCTTAAAGTTCATATGATCAACATTCACGATGTCATAGAACTCACCCTTGAACAAAATCCTGTAACCAGTGGAAGTAATAGCTGCCGTTTTCGCGCAATACCGCACCGTAACCGTCATCGCCACATCCTCAACAGTAGTACCGGCAACCTCTTCTTCCTTTGAGCTTGCCAGCCCTTCACCGCCGATGGTTGCAAAGCAGGTATAATACTCATCCCACTCATTCGTATGATTTCCGACGGCATCTGTTATCACGGTATTTTTCAGAAATACGACCTTTTCATTGAGTAGTGCCGGTATCATCAGAATCCCTCCTTCCGGCTCCCGAATAACAGAGCCCTCAGAGTCAGATCAAGCGCATGATGATCCGCCTCTTCCCGATGCTCATACAGATAAGCTACCGTAAACATCACGGCAATCTTCCCGTTCTGAGCCGCATCAAGATCAGCCTCATCATCCGTTCTCAGGATATCCATGCACTGCTTCTTCGCCGTTGCTATAAAGTTTTCCAGTAATGAATCATCATCCTCGAAGTCGATCCGCAGATAATTCTTCATCTCTTCCACAGTCACTTTCATCCGATCACTCTCCTGTAACAAAGGCGGCAGGAACTTCCCACCGCCAGATTTTTTATTCCCCACCGGGTTCATCTTCACTTGAATCAGATTCAGCATCTGCAGCCATAAGCCCGGCGGCCTTCAGCTTATCCAAAAGACCATTGAAATCTTCCTTCAAAGCTGCAATAGTACTCGCTTCACTGGCAGCCTGATTCTCAGCAGCAGGAAGGCCCTCAATGGAACCGCCATCTTCAATGATCAGCTTTCCTCCGATATGAGTCACATCGCCGCCCTGCTCTGTATAATTCTTTGCGTTATATTCGCTCATCTCACACCTCCAAAATCCAAGGGAGTCGCAAATTCGCGACCCCCTCTAACATTTATCCTCACGCCTTCATCTTAAGAAGCTGGATGCCCTCAGGAAGGATCACCTTACCGTCAACTCTCTCGGTTGCCACAAAGCCAACCTGGCCGTTGGTGCTGTAGAGCTCGTTGAGTCTCTGTACGGTTCTTCCGGAACGGTCAGCGATCCAGTAATTCTTAAAATCACCGAACGCAACAGTAAGTGCCTCAGCCGCAACCGTAGGCACATAAGGACTGGTGTAAAGCTCATATCCAAGCAGCTTGTCAGGCTCACCTGCCTGAAGCGAAGGCTGCCAGAGATATACGCCGTTGCCGTCCTTAAGCTTACGGATTGCCGCAATCGTTGCATCGTTCATAAGGAACTTTGCGTTTCTACGGTAAGGACTCTTCAGTGCATATACAAGGCTGATCAGCTCATCGGCAGTGATCGCATTGGTTGCCCCTGCAGTAACACCCACCTGTCCGCCTTTTGCGGTAAAGATACCCGTAGGCTGACCGGTACCGGTACCCACACAGAAAGCCTCTTCCTCTGCAATACCGAAAGCTCTTGCAAACTCTGCTGCAATATACTCTTCCAGATTGAAAGCGGAATCCTGAAGAAGCTCGATGGACACCTTCACAAGATCAGTAAGCTTATAAGCATCGATAGTCTTCTGATCGAAGGAAGGATCACTCGGAGTGTAAGCCCCGTTCTCAGCAGTCCATGCAGCGGTAGAGTGTGTCGCCGCAACAGGGATCTTTCTCTCAGCACTTGTGGTAATGACCTTCGCAAGCCCTCTCACCACATTCGCCTCATCAAGCCCCATCACGATCTGACGCTCGAACTCTTCCGGCACAAGGTAGCCGCCATCTGCCTGCACGCCCTCGGAAAGCACATTATGAACAAGTCTCTGTCCACGGAGATGTGCCCCGAAGTCTTCCTTATACGCATTGGAAGCACGACCGGTCTTTTCCTCCACCTGCTTTGCAGGTCTCTCGGTAATAGGAGTATTCACAGGTCTGTTAAGCTCAGCCTCTCTTGCCTCGGCTCTCTGCTGGCGATCAATAGCGGCAGTCAGATTCTCGATCTCCTTCTCCATTCTGGAATAGGTTTCGTTATCCTCAGCGGAAAGAACCCCATTCTCATTCTCATGGGTATCCACAAAATTCTTTGCTGTTTCCCACACCTTTGCTCTCTTCTGAATCATTTCATTGATAGTCATAGGTCATATCCTCCTTAAATGAATCTCTTGATAAAATTTAAGCGCTCCCTGACTTCATCAGCGGAACGCCCATCAACAACACTGTCTTTAGTTACCTCAGTTGCACCGGTGCAACTTTCCTCAGGCGGCTTGATCTTACACTTCGCCACAATCTTATCCCTGAGTGAATTAGTCACCGCTGCTTTGGAATACATCGCCGAAACATCAGGTGCCCCGACATCTTCCACAGCTTCTTCCCTTTCCAGAATGCCATCCGCAAAGCCAAGCTCCACAGCCTTATGTGCATTCATCCAGGTCTCGGCATCCATCATGCTTGAAATCTTCTGCCTGTTAAGACCGGTCTTTATCTCATAAGCATTCATGATGCTTTCCTTCACCTCCGCAAGCATATGGATTGCCTTCTGCATCTCGCCCTTATCACCAAAAGCGATAGTTGCCGGATTATGGATCATCAGCATACTTACCGGACTCATAAGAACCTTCGTGCCTGCCATAGCGATCACACTTGCAGCAGATGCCGCAAGACCATCGATTTTTACAGTCACATCGCCCTTATAATCCATCAGCATGTTATAGATCTGAGCCGCTGCCACGCAATCCCCACCCGGACTGTTGATCCAGACTGTAACATTACCTTTCCCGGCATTTAACTCTTCTCGAAAGAGCTCCGGCGTAATATCATCATCAAACCAGCTCTCTTCAGCGATCATACCGTTAAGGAAAAGCACCCTCTCAGCCACCTCTTCGCCTGAAGCCTGGTCTCTGATCTTTCTGCTCTTCCAGTTCCAAAACTTCTTCATCAGGATTTTCCTCCTTCCCGTTCTCATGTTCCAAGTTGTATGCAGCACCAGCCGA